TCGATCCATAGGTGAGCGACCGCGAGCACAAGGAACAGAACGAGCGTTTCGGAGAGCAGGACACTCAACCACAGGCCGGGACTCATCGGTCGGCCTCCTTGTCGGGATGCTCCAACTCCCAGATGCGGGTCAGAGCGGCGTAAAGATGACTACTGCGAGGTACCTCTCCGCCACTGTCGTATTCCCAGCGATCGGTGAACTCGAACGTTATGCTGTTGAGTACCACGGTTTGGGGTTCGGGCGGGCGGGCATCGTAGATGGCACGGTAGACACGGCGAACCAGACCTTGCGAGGGTCCGTAGTTCGACTGCCATTCGTTGACGCTGCCCCAAGCGTCGATCTCTTCCAGATCGTCGATATCGAGGACGATGGTGCGTTCGCTAGTGGTCATGGCCGCACCCCGTGAGCGAGCTTGTCGGTCATGTACGAGCCAAGGTCGCCTTCTCCGTCAAGACACCACGCCCATTGTTCTCCTTTGCGATCCCCTGCGACGGCAACTACTTCCATACGATCACACCACGTAGCAGTGCTGGCGACTGAGTGAACGATGTCCTCCTTCTTGAACGGGCGCAACTTGTCACTGATCCGTTCAGCAACCACCTGCGACACTCTAAATTCAGCCAACGTGCCGTCGCCCACACCCATCAGGACCTCGATAAGCAGGTTGGCTTCGTCGTCGTTGAGTTCGATGTTCATTTGTCGTCTCCTTCTGGGTGTTCTAGCTCCCAAATATCATCCGGTGGAAGAGAAAGAACAGAGACAGGCAACAGCATGTTGTGAGGGGCACCATCGATCAGATGCTCCACCCAACACAACCTGCTCCAAAGAACATGCACGCCCTTGAAGACACCCTCGATATCGCCAACCACTACACGGTCACCAATCGAGATGACATGTGCGACATCAACTGTACGGGCAACATGCTCTGTGCGGGGCGGCGTGACATACACAGGGTCGATGCCTGTAACAATAGACTGAGCCAAAGCCAACCCGTTATAGAGACCAGCCATGTACTCGCTGTCATCCACGGAAGGCAGCTGAGTCATCATGACCTTGTGCAGAGCCATCTCTATCGCCTCAGACTCGCTCAAACGACGCTCCCTACTAAACAACCCCACAGTCAACCTCCCATATAGAAATCAGGTACAGCAAACACTATACAGGACGCTCAACAAAACGCCACACCAACTCCAGTTTGAGGTCACAGAGGTCCAATCTGGGGCATTCGGTGTGCTCTGACGGCAGATGTTGAGGTCAAGTGGGGTCAAAGTGGGGTCGTATGTTGCGTAATTGGGTAGTGCGGTACAAATCGTCGTGCTTCAATGTTACAAATGGTAATTATATTGGCTTTTAGTTCCGTAAAGTGAAATATACTTTGCATTTTGCTGCAACAGTTTCACTTCCTGCTAGGGGTTGGTTTCATACGCCCAGATTCTGTACCCTCCCATCCATGGAAATAAACATGTCAGGTACAGCTGAAGTGCATAGAGGCTCAGTAGCTTCGCAAGAAGAGGTGAGAGAGCTACTGAGGAGCCATCCCCAAGTCCAGTTAGACCTTCTGATCGATGCTTTGGTTGAGGCTGGAGTGAGAATTCAGCCGCAGACTGGTTTCTTGGAGTTTGACTCGGGCTCAGTTTCGCCGGTTGGACTGCCGACACGGTTGACAACTGCTGCTAGGCACGCAGAGTGACATATCACAACATAGAGTTCACCAAGGATGAGGACGGGTTTATCAACACCACATGTTCGTGTGGGTGGCAGTGTCTACCAGTCCCAGACTATGAGATAGGCGCAGAAGCTTGGGCCGATCATTACGCCGAGGAACATGTGATCCCCAGATTTTCGGACCAACTCAAAGAACTTAGAGCCGCAGAGCACCCCAAGAACGTGGAAGTTCTCTACGGAGTGGAGTGGAAACCCGGCAACATCGAGTATTGGGAGTCAGCCGACACTGCCCACGACGCATTGTTCTACGCCGAAGATGTAGATGGAGCAAAAATGATCAAGAGCATCCAGATCAAAGAGTACATCTAAGGGGCGGTCATAAGAGACGGTTAAAGTCGTTCTTGATCCTAGAGTTACGCCCCAATATCCAAACGTCAAGTCTCAGGCGGAGGCTCTTCAGACCACGAAGGCCGTAGATCCTGTCAAGGATAGACGCTCCGACAACAGCTACTACCACTATCGTAGCGATGATCGACTCTATGAGATTGTTGACGAGTTTGATTGCAGGCGGGATGATTTCATCTGCAAGCGTGGTCTTGGGAGACCAGCTGCAGTCCCAATCTAGGTAGATCAGGTCTTCCCGCGCATTCTCCAGCACGTGTATAACCGAAGCAGGTCCTACAACTGCACGTCCGTAATCATCCACAACCACATGAATTGTCGTAGCCATTACTTCCTCGTCGGATGTTTTCTCATACAATCCAATTCATACAAAGTGTATCAGAGGTTTATACTGCTGTCAACCTCCCTTTGTTGTCCCAGACGTATCACGATACGTTTGAAACTTAGAATTTCTTGATTGTTTCTTAATACGCTTGATGGGATGGCGATATAGAATGTAGACATGAAAGCCATTCTGCTAGCAGTCGTATTCGCCATATTCGCCACCTCCTGTCAGTCTGTTGTCGGGCCTGTCAAGCTTATCCCGGTGGCCTCAACGCAAGTTACGGGCATCGATGCAGACGTAGTTGTAGTAGGATCTTCGCTCGCTGGGTGGGCTGCAGCTATTGCTGCTTCCCGTGAAGGAGCGGACACCATTCTCATAACGGAGACATCCTGCATAGGCGGTCAAGCCTCATGCGCTGGAGTCTCCACGTGGGACGCCGTAGGGACTGGCACTGGCGTCGGACTCGACCATTACTTCAGAGCAACTCTGGAGGGCGAGTACCGAGACGCCAATGTCAGACTCGGCGGGTGCTACAGTTCAGTCGCAGGAACGAGTCCCGGCACTTTTGTGGAAGGCGACAACTTCTGCCCTCATCCTGATCGGGTGCGAGATGAGCTTCTTTCATGGCTCAATGCATTTGATGTCAGACTGGTTGGCCCTGTCGATGTGTTCAACATAGGTGTGGACGGGACAGTACAGACTTCAGAAGGTTCTATCAGCGGCAACATCGTCATTGAAGCTACCGAAACAGGAGAGTTGATTCCGACATCACTGAGACATCCCGTAGATCCGCTGTGCAAGCAGCGTTCTACATGGGTGGCTGGCATCCGAGAACCGGGATCGGGTGGAGCCAGAATCGGTGACATTAGCTACCCGACAAGGAGCCCCGCCTACTCAGCTTTGCTGAACGACTGGTGGGTCAGTGGAAATTACCACTGGGCTGGATTGAGCGGGCAGGAGGGCCTGCCCGTTTACCGGCGTACACACGATCTCAACGGTGATCTGGTGATTTACCTTAACTGGATGAACGATGACGCTGATCCTGTTATGTCGAAAGACAAGACAATGCAGCAGTTGGTGTTCTTAGCCAGCCATGGGTATGCAGACTGGACTTGGGGTATGCGCCCCATTCCTTACGTTCGCACGTCGGATTACAGGCTGAATGGACAGACCACTCTGGGAGCAGTGCCTCGTGGCGTTGATTCTTGGCCTGACAGTGTGGCTGTAGCCAGCTACAGAACCGACTATCACGGGGATGCTTGTGGCACACTCAACGAAGCCGAACCTTACGGTCAATATGATATTCCCATCGGCATCGGGATTCCATCTGTCACGGTGCCAATTCTAGTGGCTATGCCACGCTCTGCAGATATCACAGATATGCGTAGCACGAGTTTTCGTATGCAACCTGACGAGATGAACTTTGGTGAGGCCATGGGCACCCTAGCTGCCATAGCTTCCAGAGAAGGGGTTCTTCCTCAGGATGTGCCCGTGTCAGAAGTGCGTGCTGTGCTAATTTCTCGTGAGGCTAAAGTCGACGTTTCATGAGCCTGCAGCTATAACCACTCCGCAGTAGGGCCAAGGCTGCCAACCACGTGAGATCCACAAAGCCATAGCCGTAGCGTCTTGATCTGCGGGTGAAGCTGCTGCTGGATCAACGCCCACTAGGTTGGGGGCTGCCACTGAGTCCCACGTTGGCTGATCAAACTGGTATGCGCCACGGTATTTGCCGGTGGCGTTGGTGATCTGATAGTTGCCGCTGGACTCGCACGTTCTGAGAGCGTGCCATTGAGCCTCTGTGGGCAAACCAGTCTGAGTTGGTCGCGCGGTGGTTGGAGGCGGTGGCGGAGGCGGAGCCATTGTGGTTGTCGTAGTCGTCGTGGTGGACGTGGTAGTCGTCGTAGTAGTAGTGGTCGTGGTAGTCGTAGTGGTTGCTGTTGTGGTTGTTGGAGCCAAAGTTGTCGTGACTGCGGGAGCTACGGCAATTGGGTCGTCCGATGCGCACCCTGCCAAGAGGGCAACACAAAATAGAACCGCACTTAGTTTCTTCATGCTTTCACCTGTCGTTTACGGACTTTGATCAGAAAATCTTCTGCCCAAGCCCTGTCTGGTTGTTCGGGGATCGTTGATTCTGTCAAACTCATGTTTTCAGCTATATCTTCGAATTCTATCTGCATCATTTTGAAGCTCAAGCCTTTGAACCGTTCTATGTCAGATATCTGAGATGCCGTCAGACGCACTGTAAGCTCTCCTGTTGCGATCAGGCCCTTTGCCTGCAGTAGTAGGCGGTAACAATGCCCAAGGTGCTTGAGGCGCTTCCTACGCTCTTCTGGGGCTTCTTGAGGGGGCTCGTGCCCATTTCTCTTGAGTTGCTGCTTCGCATACCCTATATAGGACCTTCTTAGTAGATCTGCGCCCATTAATTTAGACCGATTGTAGACAATGAACTCACCGATGTCTGTGATCTCCTCGTAACTCTCCAACCACAGAAGTTCCATTATGGTTGGGTTGCCCTTGAGAGCGAGTGCGAGAAATCTCTCCAACTCGTGCAAGTGGAAATCTGAAGGCTCCACAAAATGGTAAGACTTGGCATGGTCCGTGAACCCCAAGACACTTCTTATGGGTGCCAAATAGATGCCAAGCCTGTCGATATCAGAGTCCGGGCGGTTGGTACCGTAAGCTCTGCTGCCTCCAATTCCCTGAAGGATAATTGAGGCGCGCAAATCATCAGAGAAGACTGTCATACCAATTCACGCATGTACTGGTTCCAGACCTCGCGCTCCGAAGTGCTAACGATCAGCCAGTACTGGTCTGGTGGTATGGTTGGTGGGTATCTCAAAGTCCATCCGATCTCGTCCAGCAGCTTATCCGACTTGGTGCTGTTGCAGCGTCTACATGCTGCCACAACGTTGGTCCACACGTTCTGTCCACCCCTTGAAGTAGGGAGGATGTGATCAACTGTATCGGCCAGACCTCCGCAGTAGCAACATTCCTTGTTGTCTCTGGCGATGACAGTGCGAGTGTTCAAACGTGTACGAGACTTGTAGGGAACGTGGACATAGTTCCTGAGACGTATCACAGAAGGGAATGGGATCTCTAGGTACTGCGAACGGATAGGAGGCTTCTCCTCCGACACATTCACTGTCACTGCCTTACCATCCACAAGAAGCCACACGGCACGCCATATAGGCAGGACACGCAGGGGCTCGAATGTTGCATTTAGAAGTAGTACGCCAGTGTTGGTATCCATGATTACCTTTCGGATCAAGAACCCGACAACTGAAATTCGCCTTTGGCATCCCCGGTAGGAATCGAACCCACGGCCTGCGAGGTAGAAACTCGCCGCTCTAATCCAACTGAGCTACGGAGACAGGACTGTTTAGAGTATCGTAAAACATTGGGGTATCCACTCTTCGAATGGACTTCTCTACTGGTTCTCTGGAGAACGTCACGATGTCTCCCCTGTGGGCTTCGATGCGAAACGAGAACCTGCTAGCAACGGCACCTCCCACCAGAAAATGCGAAGAATAACTGCCGCTCAGTCTAATCGGCTCTCTATTCAGGGTTGCGGTCACGTTTCCGCTGAAGAAATGAGCGTCGATAATATATGAGCCATCCTCTTTTATGAGGACCTGTCTTGAATGCTGCACCCGCATGATGTCTTCGACCCTCTTCGAAACCGCAGCTCCGCCTACATGGAGCAGACCTGCAACGCTCAAAGATAACCATGCTTTTGGCCCACACGAATCAATCCATACTCTGGATTCAGGCTGGGACCAATCTAAAGAATCTGTCATAGTGGCACCAGCAGGCATCGCACCTGCGTCTCAACTTTTTCAAAGTTGTGCTAATCTACCTCAGCTACAGTGCCTTGCGTTGGCTGCCAGATAGTTGGACTCTGTGCGAAAACCTTATCAGAGTCTTCAGGCCACCGGGCGCTCACAGCCATAACCGTCTCATAATGAGACGTTTCTAATCTTCCACTTCGTACTTCCCGACACAGCGGGAACAGAGGGTACTCTTCCAGTACTCTGCAGTGGAAGTGATCGAGGCGTCTCCCGCCCCACAATCTTGGCAGATAGTGTATGAGAGGGTCTCGGCATTCCTGATGATGTCTCTCGCTTCGTCACTATGCAGAGAACAGTAGTATCTCAGACCACCGAACTTCTCTTTGATCTGGTAAATCTCATAGTCGGGGTCGATAGCCAACAAGGCTTCGTGGACTCCTTTTACCAGTACGTCCCATCCCTTGGGTGCAGCTAGTCCATACCACCCTTTTGGTGTTCGCTGCTTCATGTCTGCTTCTGTGGCTTTGTCCATTTCTACCTTTCTTAGTGGACCTGCACGGTACTGCCCCGTGGTCCTCAAGTGATCCACACACGCTGTTACAATCATGTCATTTGAAGGATGACTCCTATGGGGCTGATCGGTTTCCCGACCAACTTCCACCACTCCGTCTTTCCGAAGAGTCAATGAGCCTCGACTTTCTCATGCGGCGGTTCCGATTGTCAGCGTTCCGCTTCTACTCAAGCCTGTCTTTCCAAACTGTCAGACCATTGGGTTAGATCGGCGGTCAACCGATGCATTCTCAGACAGATGCAAGAACACGCTCCACTGGGGAGACCGAAGCCTCATTGTAGAACGCATCCCAGATGTCTGCACTGGGAACGCCGATGAAAGTGTTAGTTTCGTCGTTTGTTTTGGTGCCCTGTTTTGAGAGACCGAGCATCTCTGATTGCAGCTTATGCTTCTTCACCCAAGTCGAAACTGTTTCAGGCCCGAGTTCGGAATTGCTTTTACGCTATTTCACTCCTTGTCTTGCGAGTATGACTGTACGTGTCGTGTCTCCGAAACACAACCTCGTTTGGTAGGGGCGGAGGGATTCGAACCCTCAGAATCTCTCGGTTCTAAGCCGAGCGGCTTTGCCAGCTTGCCCACGCCCCCTAGCGTGGTGGACACTACCGGACTCGAACCGATGACCCTCTGGGTGTAAACCAGACGCTCTAGCCAACTGAGCTAAGTGTCCTAGATAATTTAACGAACGGTTGTCTCATAAATGTTGGCTAGTAGCGATTTCATCTAACCAATCGAAGATGGTGAACTGACACAACCAGTTTCTGCTCCGAGTTTGGAGCCGCCACCGAGTATCGAACTCGGCCTCTGTGTGTACCATACACTGAAGGCGCACCATGCGCCAGCGGCTAGACGAGGTTGAAAGAGGTCAAAGTCCTCTCACATATGTCACATTCCAGTACTGCCATGTCTCTGCTGCTCCCATATTCCCCCCGTATTACTCTGACCCCTCTAATGCTGGGGTTTCCACACAAGCAGACACGCCCTGAGATCTGCTCTCCAAAGCACAGCGCTTCGAAGAGGCTGATCCATGGCTCTTCGAAGATGGTTGCCACCCCATGGTCATATATGCTAGTCCAAACCGTAGGAATATCCCTCTTAGCAACGGCGACAACTTCTGCGTGTACAGCTTTCATACCAATCCTTAGAGAGACAGGTGAGATTCGAACTCACAACCTTCGGGGCCACATCCCGACGCTTTACCATTTAGAGCTACTGCCTCATTGTAGGGGTGAAGGGAGTCGAACCCTCATCTCTCGGTTAAGAGCCGATTGCTTCTACCATTGAGCTACACCCCTTAGTTTATCATGCCAGCTGTACGCTACGAAGTAGATGTATTCTTCTTCCGAACCAACAAACACGATACCCCCGTTTGGTTCAAATTTCATCAAGAGGTTGTCATCATCACCCGATGAGCCTTTGAGCCAAGTAACAGCGAGCATACCAGATATTGTAGGGGTGGAGGGACTCGAACCCTCAGCCTTCGGATTAAAAGTCCGACCGTCTATCCAGTTGACTTACACCCCCGTGAGATTACTCGATCGAGATGTTCACAGCTTCGCCGTTGACGTAGGCTGTGAAGTGATAGTTGAGGTTGCGTATCATACTATCGAATTTGGTAGATTCTGCGAAATCGCCTACGAAGAAAAGCGCGCAAGGATAGAGCGCACTCATCAGTGAGGTCCCACCAGAGGGAGTGGTGATGAGTTCGAAGCAGCCATGTATCATAGCGTCGAACAGCTTCCAAGTGTCCGAATCGATGCTATCCATGAGTTCCATCGATTCAAGGACAGCCCCAGCCGTGAGATCCTCCAGCGTCCTCCGATCCACGCCCGGAGGAATTTTCTGCCCGAATGTTATCATCATGGTCATGATATCGGCATCTGCAACAGGCTTTGCAGTACCCTCAGAGAGAATTGAACTCTCTTCTCAACCTTGAAAGGGTTGCGACTTAGCCAATAGTCGATGAGGGCAAGATGGCTGGTAGGGAGAGATTCGAACTCACATTGTCACAAGTTAACAGCTTGCCGCCTTGCCAATCGGCCACCTACCAATGGTACCCCCGGCAGGATTCGAACCTGCGGCCCTCCGGTCCGTGGCCGGATGCTCTTGATCCACTGAGCTACGGGGGCAAACTGGGCGGGACGTACAATCGCCCTCGCCCAGAGAGTCGGAGTGACAGGATTCGAACCTGCGGTCTTCTCGCCCCAAACGAGACGCGTTAGCCAAGCTACGCTACACTCCGGTGTTCGCTACTTACTTTGTGCGATCTGGCTCTTCAAAGAGTTGATCTCTATGGTCAACCGTGAACGTTCTTTCTGGCAGAGTTCGAGGTAATTCTCCAACTCAGCCACCCTTTTGTCCAAACGTTCAATGTGATCACGAAGGCGGTCGTTGTCTTCTATTTGAGAGGCAACCATTTCTTGCAGCTGATCGATCAGCTTGTCGTTAGCTTCAATGTTGATGTTCATGGCGGAGGACATAGCTTCCTGCTTTCTACCCCTTGTGTTAGCAAACGCAGCTATGACTATGCCCGCAGCTGCAATGATGCCTACGGCTATCTGTGTAAAGTCAGAGCCGGTGATTGCTCCTCCTCCGCCAACAGTGCCAGCAGCGATAACTATGGATGCGATGAGTCTAGGTCCCATGGCTCTACTACTCTTCGCTACCATTAACTGAATGTCTTAACACTGAGTAAACAACTGCAGGGCCTGTCATCCACTGCAGAAAGTTCACAACTCCTATGTCGCTGTGTTCAAATGTGAAATACATAAAGCTGAGCGCCCATATCCACTGGATTGTCAGATATCCCATGAGGCCAATTCTGGCTAGGTTGGACCTTCTCTTGATACCCGCAGTCAAAAGCGTCAAGCCAACTATTAGGAAGACTGCACCCCAGAGTGCGAATGGCATGAAATCTACCAGTTCGTAGAATCCTCGCCCTCCAAAATCCCCCGGATCAGCAATCAGCACGACACCAGAAACGATATGAACCGCTCCAAGGATTATGCTCAGCTCTGCAATTGATCTACGAAGACCGTTCTTTGAAAGACTCTTGTAGAGTTTTCTAGCGTAACTTCTTACGCCACTCGTATTGCCCTTCATAGAACTTCCAAGCATGGTTGTGATTCTCCTCGATACATCTGTATCGGCTGGTCAGACGCTTCATTTAATCAGTCGGAGAGAACCCTCCAGCTGGGGCCATGCTCTCTATATTTCTTCTGATTCGTCCTCCATGCCATCCAACCGCCTGCTCTCAGGGCTGAATACATGAGGTTTCTGCGAATCTTGTTCCTCAAAGAATCTGTGCTGATCTCTTTCATCACATCTCTGAATATGCCATCAGCTTCTTTGCGTGATATCTGATCCTGCGAAGAATAGAGGAAATCATGGAAATAGGCTGCTGTTCGCTGTGGGCCAACGCTACCTGTCTGCCACCATCTGAAGAAGAACGGGATGGAGGCGAAGTCAGTCATGAATCCTATGGGGACCACGATGAACTTTCCAGCATCGGTTTCCCATACTGCTGGCTCCTCTAGGACCCAAGTCTTCCATTCGCTCTTCAGCGGTTTTCTGCCAGCCAACGTCGCTATAGCCGACATAGGAGTTAGATTCATTGGTTCTCTGATTAGGATTCCCATTTACAGGATATCGGCAATCAGACTTCTTCCACCAAACTTTGTGGAGGTGACAGGATTTGAACCTGCGGTCTTTTCCTTGCAAGGGAAATGCTTTACCGGGCTAAGCTACACCCCCTCTATCTGTCCAACCGGACGGGCACCGATTTACCATTTGGTTGTTTATAGCCACCCACTAGGACTTGAGGGTGGTCCCCGTTACCGCTCCTCCGCTGTGGAGGAAATTGGTCGAAAGACCGGATCGCTAACCCGGAGTTGAGGCCCCAGTGGCCCCCGTGCTACTTTACACTATCTCTCGAAGCGACCGTAACGGGATTTGAACCTGCGATCTCTACCTTGACAGGGTAGCGCTTTAAACCAGACTAAGCTATACGGCCGTGCGGCCCTACTAACCGACGTGAGTCAGTTACATTCAGGCCATTTGGCAAATTTCAGTTGTCAAGTAACTCAATGCTCTGACGGTGCCAGAGACTCCTATTCGTTGTCACCTCGGTTGCGGACGAACCTAGCATTGCCGAGGACTTGTGGGAGAGGCGGGGGTCGAACCCGCATACTTCAGGACCAAACCCTGACGTAACTGCCTTTGTACTACTCTCCTATGTTGTAGTTCTGCAGGGATTCGAACCCCGAACTTCAGGACCAGAACCTGACGTAGTTACCATTACACCACAGAACTTCGAATCAATATTCAGTCAACTCCATATCGTACTCTCCTCTGTTCAAGCCTCTTTCTACATTACGGATGTAACCAAACCCATCGATATCAGAATTGCTGCCATCGACAAATTCAGAGAGTCTGCGCTTCCAGAATTCTATTTCTTGTTGAATGTTCATCATCTTCTTTGCTTTCGGTTTGGAGCCGGTAGCAGGAGTCGAACCCGCGGCTTCCAATTTACAAGATTGGCACTCTACCACAACTGAGTTATACCGGCATTGTCTTTATTGGAGCGAGTAGCCGGACTCGAACCGGCAATATCTGGTTGGAAGCCAGAGATGTTACCAATTACACCATACTCGCTTGGCAGGGCCAGAGAGATTCGAACTCTCGACGGGAAGTTTTGGAGACTTCCGTGCTCAACCTACGCTTGACCCTATGGGGTTAGACGGTGGTGGCTTTTGCGGCCGTGGCTGCCAGCATCTTCTCTATATCCTCATCTTCCAAGGATTCATCGAGAAGGGCGATATCGGCTTCAAGCTCTTCGCCTACTGCAGATGGCCAATGCCTAAAGTCCATGGGCTCGACCGGGCGCTGCTTATTCTGTTGCTTACCAGATTGTGTAGTCACGGGAACCTCCTTAAGGCACTGTGTTTGATTCAGTATACTGGGTATCGGCACTTTCATGCGGATCTTTAACAATTTCTGCAGATCGTGAGGCTACAGCCTGTAGTTACGCCCTGTAGCTACAGGGTCTGCCCTGTAAGTTTCAACTGTTCATCTATCGCTAGATTGATTGCTTTTGCAACGGTGAGATCTATGTCCCAAGACTCTCGATGCAGCTTGATAGCCGCAGAAACAACCTTGTCTGCCTCAATGTGCCCGAGTTTACGTTCGGCCCGAGCGATCGCATCTTCGATTGCCAGAGCATCCCGGATTGTCTTCCTCAGACCTGCTGAAACCAATGATGTGAATGCTATCGCACGAGAGAACTCTATAGGCTCTCTAAACGATGTCATTCGCATTCCTCCCACTCGCCAGTCATCTTCTCTATGATGAAAGATGACTTGGAGTGCGCTGCGATGAATTGTTCCGCATAGCCACGATGGGAGTATATGCGAGTCAGCGGTCCGTATGGCCTGCTGAAGCGGTTGCGATTCTCATCTGGAGGTGGAATTCTAACGACTCTGTAAACATCACTCATATCAGTACACTACCGGATCGCCGTTGTAAAGCAATGACTCTCCCGGACGCATGATCTTGGCGTCGAGGAATACCACTCTGACCCCAGCCTCTGCGAACATGTCCATAGCAGCACTGATGGAAGGGTTCCAGTCATTGCGTCCCTCTGTAGTAGTGTCAGGCCCTGTGTAGAAGCTGTGCGTATACAACGTTCGTATGCCAGACTGAATGATCGCCCTAGCGCAATCGGAGCAAGCTGCCCAAAGCGCATACATGGTGTCTGTTGGAGTCGGCACTCCTGCATCAAAGATCGCGTTACGTTCTGCATGCTCGGTGAACAGATATTTCGTTGGTCGTTCCAGACGTTCGTCAGTGATCCTGACACCGTGAGGGAAAGTGTTGCATCCGTTTCCCACAATACGGCCTTCAGTGTCAACTATGACTGCCCCATTTTGAGTTGAGGTGTCTGGGCTTTCCCAAGCAACCTGCAGGGCTTCTCTGAAATACTTTACGTGATCAATTGCCATCATTCATATTACCGTATCAATTGGGTTAAGCAACCAATTCTTGCCTGACTATTTTCAGAGCCTTAGTGTGGATCTGACAAACCCTAGATTCGGTCACTCCAAACTTGCGCCCGATTTCAGCCAGCGTGTAGCCCATGAAGTAATGCAGAGCAATCGTTAGCTTCTCTTTCTCTTGGAGGCGGTCCATAGCTGAGAGAACGCGTCCGGTATCCACAACAGTCAAGAAGTCAGACAGGTCCCCAGTATCAGATGTCAACGAGTCAGCTACCGTGATAGTTCCATCCTCATCGACGGGCTGACTGATGTTGTGAAGCACACTTGACTGGGAGTTCGACCTCGCCTTGTGCAACTCGCCTACGCTAATTTCCAAGAACCCAGCTATCTCTGCATCAGTAGGCTCTCTACTGTAGTATTGGGTAAGTTCTTGGACGGCGCTTTCAATGCCTCTGTCTCTCTGGCGCACAGATCTAGGAACCCAATCCTGAGATCTTAGATCGTCGAGAATAGCTCCTCTAATTCTAGTCAGAGCATACGTTTCGAACTTGTAACCACGATCGGGGTCATACTTGCCTATGGCGTCCAGCAGCCCGAACTGTCCGGCTGATTTTCAGGTCATCTACGGACACATGTCTCGGCAGCTTTGCAGCCATTCTCATAGCTATGTAGTCAACAGCAGATTGGTGCTTCTCCCATATCTCATTTCTCGCATCGATATCTCCATTGCGGATCAATTCCCAGACATTCTGCGAACTCATGTGCTATCTCCAGTGCTGGCATGATTACGAGACCGGCAGTGCCGTAGTAATGCACTATCCCTTCTCTTTGTTTGGTGAGCAGGATTAGGGTGCCGCAATATGGCGTGAGGTGCCCGGTACCCACTATGAATAAAGTCGGCTTCGCTATAGGTAGACTTGAAGGCTTGTGGACTCTCCGACATCTCTTCCCAAGTTCTTTCTGTATTCTCAGGCTGTAATGGAAGTACTCCGTTTTGCTTCCCGCTAAGAGATTGATTGGCCTCAAGACTGCCACTACTATTGTCCATGACGTTCCATGACATTGCGAGACGTGCCCTGCTTGGGCGCATCCTTCCATCTCTCTATGAAAGTCTCTTGATCGAAGTCTGGGTCCAAATTGGGCCAGTCAGCGTAGTTCTGTTCGATTGCATTCATGAAGTTCCAGCACACTTGTGCCAAATGCAAAGATCCCGTGTCCTCGTCATACATCTCGCCGCTGAAAAATGCCAAGAGATGACGCATACCGGAATCTAGATATTCCGTATCGTTCTTCCCTCCTGCAGCCCAGTTGGCGTAGCCGTATTTGATAGCCCCCTGAGACTGCACAGTGGCTAGGGCCTCAATGAACTTCTTGTAGAACAGGATGTAATGTACTTCTGGTTTCCCTGTGTTAAACCTAAGAGCAGTTTGTGACATGCGAATAGTGTATCACAAATAGAAAGAGCCGAGGCACTTTGGCCCCGACTCTTTCCTTTTTCGTCTCGCTCAATGGCACAACCAGACCACGGGGACGATCGACTGAGGACCAGTATACGCGCCCTATAGCCGATCACAACCTGCACTTGCCGATAGTAGAGACGAAGGACTAACTATGAGCCCCAACCCAGATACTGAAGACGTTTCCAGCTTCACCATCGAGGAGATCTCCGCGTTTGACCCAGAGCAGGTCGAGGTTGCCTATCAAGACATCATGGAGCGACATCTGTCTCTCACTGACAAGAGCATCTAGGCGGGTATCTCACAGTGATCTGTGGTACAGAATCTTTCTCCCTCGGCTTCAACGCCAATCTTGTCGTAGATGAGATCCCAGTCAATCTTTTTGGCCTTGCCCCAATCGACCTCTCCGTCGATAGCTTCGTAGGGCAACTGCGCATACGCCTGCACATCCAGAGGAAGCATGCTCATGGTTTTCAGCTGGCCCGTCTTCGCTGAAACCAAAGCTGGCAACTGGTCTTTCTCATCTTCTGAGAATGTGAGAGTACATGAAACCATGTTGTTGGACCACCATCTCTGACAGAGAGCAGCCAACTCTGCCTTCTCCCACACAGAAACCTCTTGCTCGTTTCTCATCTGAGGACCATGGGTGGGGAATGTAGCCACAGAAGTGGTCTTGGAATTAACAACGTCTGGCTCAACCAAATAACCTGCATCCCTGATCACTTCTAGCATGGGATCAACGTTGGAGAACCTAATACGCCTCCAATATTCTCTAGAAGCAACCGGCCAATGGACTCCGGGGGTCGAACCTGCCACGAGAGACACTGTTCCAGAAGGCTTCACTGTTGTCCATTTGATGGACTCTCTAACACCCAGCCATTCAGAATACTGAACGTCCCTCTGGTGGACAAACTCGAACGACTCATTCAACCAAGTACGCAGTTCAGTCCAAGACCTGCTCTCTACGAACTGTGCCAAACCAGATACCGAACATCCGATCCTTCGGTTGCGCTGCATAATGGCGTTGGTCTCGGGCCAATGGGTGGGCAGCAAGGTAACCGCCTTGCCATACAAGTAAGCGTGCTTCAAAGTCTGCTTGAAGTCCTCCACAGAATCGTGATGGTGAGGGAAGGTCTCAACCAAGGTGCATACCTCGAAACTTTCGAGACCTTGTTCTGCACAGTTATGTACATAGAGCCCATTTGCATCGAAAGCATGGACATCTTCAACGGTGACATCATAGACTTGCTCTGTCCCGTCGAACTCCAAAGCAACGAAGGTAGCAACTGGGGCTTTCGAATAGAACCCCCTAGTCATCTTCGCTTCGGCGGCGTAGTACTTGTCACGCTTGTCTGTGTCTTTGAATCCGATCTCTGTCATAAACAAAGCGCAATCTGCCCCTGTGATAATCAGCCTCCAAGCAGTCTTCGTCTTGTACAGGGCAGTTCCGCCCTTGCCGTCAGGAAGTTCACTCAACCCAGCAGGCTGCCCTAGACGTATCTTGGAAGAAATCCCAAATGATCCAAGCATCCTCTGAATGGTTTCAAGCATGCCTCTATCTGATTGGGCCAACCTAATGGAAATCCCGCCCCCGTTTGACTCCCCCTCAACATGACCATCTGCGTCAAACATGCCGCTGATAAATCCCTTCTGCATCGCAGAGGAAGAGGTCAGCAAACTCTCGTCGATTGTCTTCGTAACGTCAACACCAAATCCATATCTCGCTAGGACATTTCTGAGAGCCGCTGACTGCAGTCGCATCTCCCCTCTTCCTGCCACCGGACGCCATCCAAGCCAATCGCTGCGGTGCCTCAGAGAATCCACATAGTCATAAATGAATGAACGAACCGATTCAACACCGGGTGTATCGCCCCAAGTACAGAGAGTGGGCTCGCCGGAGATCCTCGATCCGTCGCCAACGTATAGCCCAGAGACATATCCCTCTTCAAAGGTTCCGTCCCCGTCCCATTCGTTGCCAACGTGCATGTGTCGCCTGATCTTGTCGCCGGGGTTAAGCTCGCCAGCTTCGACCCACTGCCCGCTATCAAGCAAGACTTGGTGGTTCTCGGTAAGTCTGGCAGACCAACCTTCTTCTGTCACGAGTTTCCATACCGGCTTGGTACCTGTGGGGAAGAATCCATTTGATTCGACCGGGTACTCCTTGCCATCTACCACCATAGGGATGGGGTTGCCAACTAGATCCAAGGCTTGCCGAGGACCTTCAGCAGTCATCACCCACGTATCACCAGTTACACATGGATTTACACCAATCACTCTGGCGTCTTTGTTATCAGGTGGATCACAGAGACGACCATGCGATCTGATCAGATCCAGAAACACCAGACCGGGCTCTCCGTTTTCTGTGATTCTCTGTACATACTTGGAATTGTCTTCGTCCAGACTTGCCAACACCGAATTATTGGAAGACCAAGCCCAGCCAGTACCGAAATCGTTTCTCTCTGGGAATGCCTCTGCGTTCTTGAGATTCATGAAATCTACGTCGTCATCTTCGCCAAGCGCTATCAAAGCACTGTTGTGGACAACCAATCCTTCAGCTACGAACTGATGCACATCTTCGACTTCAATGTCGAAAGTTCTACGGTCACAACCTTCTGTGACTGACAGGACCTCTACTGGGAACTGATTGAACTTGACCCCTTCCTGTCTCGCAAGAGTGGCTGTCGTGATCTTTGAGTTGGTCAACCACGTTCGTCCTCCCAGAGCGGTCTTGGCATCTTGCGTCGAAAACCGGAATCCTCCAGTCGGCCGATGCTTGGGGCCATCCCATTTGAATGAGAGTTCTGAGAACCAATCATCCGTGCGGTTGATGTTTTCTGTTCCGAGGATACTTACGCCAAACAGGCGTTGCCAATTCCCAACTGCTTCTCTTAGAACCTCGGGACGTGCTGCTATGCCGAGTGAAGCAAAGACTTCTCTAATGTCTTCAGCGAACTGTTCATATACCGTGCTGACGGCGTGAATGGGCTTGCCGTAACATCCGTCGGCATCGAAAACTCCGGCGAGGTACGCAGCCCGCACTGATGGCAGGCCATTGCGGATGAAATCTGGCACTCTGATTTCTGAATTTGGGATCTTGATGCCCAAAAAATACTTAGCGAACGATGACGAATGTACGTTCACGCGAATAGCCTTGTCATGATGATACTCACGGATAAGGGCGTTTAGTCCGAACTTGGCGAACTGTTCAACAAGGTATTCTGCCTGATCGTAACATCCGGGGGCTACTGCTACCGAGACATGTCCGTTTGGGGTTTTTGCTGTTTCTGATGGAGTGAACACATACCCGTCACCATGGATCTGTCCAACCAACCACGCAATGCCCTCGTCTAGAACGGGAACGGACCAATCAATACTTCTCGTGTCCCGAGCATTTCTGGTGTAGGGGTCTCGATCAGGGAGGGTTGTCTCAACTCCGTCGTATCCAGTAGCATCCCACACAAGAAGGTCGTCTTCAGTGAGATCTCCAGCTTGCTTCCAAGTTCTTCCAAATAGTCCGTCGAATACTTGCACTCGGTGGTTGGGGGTACACTCAAGGGTGCCAAATTGATGAGCTACTCTCACGGTACGCTGTGTACCCTGATCAAACTTGGCTGATACTCGGAATCGACCGTCGGCCATAACTGCTTCGTCACCCACCTCGATGTCCTCAATGCGGATGCCCCCACGAGCGGTGTGAACGATCGTATCGGCAGGGGGGCAACGCCTTACGTTGCCTGACACCACACATTTGGCTATCAGGTTGCAGATGTCNACAATGTCCACCGAGCCCATGAGCGTCCCGCCACGGTTAGAGAACAACTCGTCTAGTTTATCGTGGAGGTCAGCTAGAGGCTGAGGTCCAGCAGCTACCCCGCCGAATCCTTTGATGCGTTCTCCAGCTGGTCTGATCTCTGAGTAGTCGAACGTGATGGCATTTCTGTTCTTGAACAGGAAGCTTTCCAGCTTCATCTGTACGGATTCACACCAGCCTTCTCTCGTGTCGGGGATGACCCAACAGTCAACTTCGTCTGATGGCGTCTGGAAGGTCAGCTTGCCCGCCCCCTTCGTATCGAACCCTACGCCCACACCAAGCATGGACATCTCCATGAGGCGCACAAAAGGAAGGGTGGCTTCCTGCACAGAATGGGCTGAGAGCTTCTCAGTAGAGATCATGGCACAATTTTGCAAGGCCGCAGAGTTGCCTCGACCGTTCGTGAATTCTGTGCCCATCATCCATAGCCCACGACCGGGTGGCATCCACTTGAATGCGAACATGCGGTCATAAGCGTCACGAGCAGACTTCTGGGCCTTCCATTCGTTCCATGGCGTCTTGCCTTCGATGCAGTGATCTTTCAGGATCGAGTAGTAACCTTCGATACATCTCTGACAGACTTCCCACCATCGCTCTTTCGTTCCATCCTCCTTCAGCCTGCTGTATTTGGTGATGAAGGTGAGTTCCGCTAAAGAGTTCCCTCCTCCGATGTCGAAGCCCCAGTTGGGTTGCTTTGTCTTGTAGGGCTCGATGAAGTCCTCTGATAGTGCGAAGCTTAGGAAATCTGCCATGGTTCTTTCTTGTGTTTGGTTCTGCCGGGATAATTAGGATCGACGGAAAGAGAGCACTAACTAATGCTCTACCTCTCTCGATAATGTGTATATTGTATCGATACACCGCTGCGTTATTGGGCAAACGGCTTGTGGAAAACTTATGTATCGCCTAAACAGACACTCTCTCGGGACGTGGTGACTGTTTCACGCCCTGAGGAAGCCTAGTAGAAGACCATCCGCCACAACTCTTGCAGTGCCAAGTCTGCTTTGTGGTGAGGTTGGTGTACCTATATCCACGGCTGCGGAGATGAGTGGAGTCGGCTCCACACTTTGGGCACCCAGAAGGATTGCCGTACAAAGCGAGGTTCGGGTGAGTAGACATGAACGGCCTCAGCTTCAGATAGACATCTCTGAGAAGAGTGATGTCACCCTTGTTGTATTTGGCCATCAAAGCCAGCGCTTTCTCATCGCCAGCCATGCAGTCCTTCCACAGCTTGAAACCAGTGTGAGGAACCTTCTTGCCTACGCCGAGATATAGACCCAAGTCATTCAGTCTGTTGCTGTTGAACTTGAAGTTGCCCCTAGCGACCTTCAGGGTGTCTATCGTGCGGTACGGCTGAGGTGGAGTGAATCCATGTTTGATCAGTCTGGCGTTGAGTTTCTTCTTGTCGAATCTGTCTCCGTTGTGAGCAACTGCGATGTCGGCTTCGTCCATCACTTTCCGCAACTCTTCGACCACACGCTTGTCGTCTCCCGCTCTCGCTTCTTTGGGAGTGACAATCTCGCACTTGGTACCCTTCTCTCCTTCCCAGCGATATGCAAATGAGATTATGAACCAAGGCTTGATGACCTCGATCACATTCTCTTCGTATCCTGCGCCCCATGTGTAGACGATGTTGGGTGATGTCTCTATGTCCCAGTAAACAATTTTCGCCGTCAAAACAGCTCCTTACTAAGGTAGGCTCTCTATCATACATGTGACAAAACAGAAATATGCAAGAGCACGAAAATTATCGACAATTTGGGTTGATAGACTCATACGACCTGTCGAAGATGAGGGCATGGACCTAATAGGAGAACTGCACGACCTCCAGCAGAAGGCTCTGTTGTTTGCGACCGAGACTGATCGTGACAAGAGGCATGCTGGAGGGAGATGGCTGGAGCGGGAGTGCTACCATTTGGACAACCGTTACAGGATCATGGATGGCTTCAACGAGGAAGCGAAGATAGAGCTTTCTGCGATTGTCACTATCATCTTCGAATACATGCTGTACGACTGCCTTGAGGACCCAGATTGGGCCGAAGCTATGCCAACCTCGTATGACGGAGACTTGAATGCGATCCTTCAGGGAATGAGGGGATAATGCATCCTGACAAGTGGACTTCTCATTTCACCCAACACGTAAATGCAGGTTTGGATGGCAAAAGCGTAAACGTATCTGTGGGAGATACAGACCTGACGTGCGTTATTGCATCGACCAAGAAGACCAGAGAAATTGGGCTCTCAGAGCACACGCAGATGCCTCAGGATGGCATGGTCTTCATGTACGACGCAGACCACAGTGCCAGATACCACAACCGCACCATGTCCATGGCCATATCGATATGGTTCTTCGATTCTGAAGGCGCTCTGGTAGGGAAGGGCTGGAACAGCGACGGAACAGCCAGTGCAGATGCCCCCTACAGATATGTGTTGGAAACAGCGCCAGATGTGGAGTTGGTGGGGCAACTCAAACTAAACCAATTGAGTACAACCCGTTGATAGCCAGCCGCATCTCCGTGGCATCTTTGTAACTACCCAAGACCATGATGCCGTGACTATTTAGCGAGCCGATGATATCCCTTACGGAGATATCCATTGCGGAGGTCTGGTCACGCGCAATGTCAAACTCTACTAAGCAGAGGCTCACGGCACTCACCTCTGGACGGTGCCTAGCCTAGCCCTGACGGGGTAGGTGTCGCTGTAGTATCCAACTAGCACAAGTCCACGGCTGTCTAACGTCAACACGATTCTCTTTGGGTCCCAACCAAGGCCGAATTCTATCCAGTCAGTCATGTTCGTTTCCCAGACATAAACGTCCTAATACTCGCATCTGCCAAATAGAAATGCAGGCGCATGGTGCTGTGGCCGATGTCGTTAGAGCAGCCGACCAACACAAAGCCGAACCTGTCTAATGACGCAGTGTACTCAGAGTCACCTCCCGGTCCAACGACTACCGAGACCCACTCTTCTGTATCATCCATGTGGCCACTTCCATGTTTTATGCTCCTTCTGTGCTTCCGCTCCAGTCCAGTCTAAACGCACACACATGATCACAAAATCAATATTGTCAGAATTTCCAATCATAAAAAGGCCGAACCTGTCTAACGTCACAACATACTCAGAGATGCATCCCTGTCCGACTACAAACAAGGTCCGATCTGCAATGCGATTCTTAGCGTTACTCATTTCTACCACGGGAACCCATCAGTAAGTTGGTGCAGGCCAATCACCGATCTGAGCCTTGTTAGTCCATGCATCAGTTTTGGGCTGCAGGCTAAGATCGATCACAGCTATGCTATCGCGGTGGCCGATTATCATGAGACCGTACCTGTCAATCGAAGCAAGCAGGTCACGACCCCCAATGGGATTGCCAAGGGCAGTGCCAATGACAACTGGAATGCGGATATTCTTGCTTATCCAGCTGTAACTACTCATGGGCGGAATCCAACAGGATTAGACCGACTCATCAGCTCTTCAACTAGTTCATCTGTTGTCCACTGGCTCATAAGTTCATCGTAGCTACCTGCAATCACAAATCCGCAGGCAGCCAGTGTGACAATGAAAGATCCTCCAAGATTGGGGCTGTCCTTGAGTCTCCATGAGATGAACTCGAAAGCTATGTTCCCAGTCATCACGGATATTCTGGAAGAGTGTAGGGGATCTTGTAGTAACCAGCCTTCTCCATCTCTCGCAGCCTAATCTCCATGCTGTGCTGTCGAAGTAGATCATAGAGTTCTATCACGCTGTAGTAGACCCCGGTGGCCATGATGCCGACATCATCTATCACCAAGACATTTCTGAGAGCAACGGTAGCCCCGAAGCCAATGTTGAAAACGTCTATCTCCATCATGCCTCCCCTAGATTGAGGTCCTGCTGCTCGAACATGTTCACGGTGATAAGCGTATCTTCATAGCTTCCTACTAGCACGATGCCGCGATCGTCGACCGCCATGACCAACCTTTTGTGTCTGTACCATTTCTTCACCAACAACCGCCCGATATCTATGATCTCAATCATCGGGATGTCAACTCCACAACGGGCATCTCATCTGCTATCAGCCAGAAAATCTCATCGTAGTCGTCACCAACCCCAAGAGTGGTGTTCATTTCTTCTTGTACCCCCGCTTCTTGTAGTAGCCCCCACGCTTCTTCTTAGGGACATAGATGTGGTTGGGGTCCACAGGCTTCCAACAGAACTCTGTCCTCACCCAAGTCTGCCCGCACTTATCACACACACAAAACCTGTCAGCGAAAGACATCCTATGGGCACACCCCCTCGGATTTGCGCCACTCAATTTAGTATCCCGAACTCACTCGTCGAAGAAGATTTTGCAGACACAACCCACATCCTACGGAGCCGACACGAGGTTCCAACGGATGCGCTGCGAAAAATGTCTTGCCAAGTTGCTTCTAACAAAAGTTCTGATACCGTAGAAGCCAAATTCGAACCCAAGGGAAACCTATATCTCAAACTGACCCGGCAAAGCCGGATGAAATCAGCTCTTCAACCCATCACTGGGGAAGTCTAGGACTATATTGGTACAGCGAAAGCTGGAAAACTTGTCTTGGGATCTGCTTACCGACCGAGATCCTCTCTCAGAGAGGCCGGGAACACTGGAAGCCCAAGGACAAGACCGACTGTGTGACCGTGCAGGTGAAAAACGGGGGCTTGCGCCATAAGGAATGGTTGGCGTTGCGGCAACGATGTGAGAAGAAGCACTGAATCAAGTAGAAGACGAAGAGTTCTTCTAGTTCCAACCCAGAGAGGCTGGGAACCTGTACTTGCAGGAACCTGTACTTAACTGGACCAAGCTGGAGCCTGAACCAAAGAACTCTTCAGGACTACTTACCGGTTGTCCTAGGGGAGAACTATGCCCAAAAGTGAAAATCAGGTGAGAAAGGCCGATAAAGAGACATGCGGAAAGCACGCAGCAACAGCATCGACCGGGAACTCTTCCACGCATGGTTGTGGGAGAACAGAGGGAGGAACGACATTTTGGCTTTGTCAGGGGCCGAGATAGCAAGACAGTTCCACTTCTCACGTCAGACTCCAGTTCGTCTGTTCGGAGAACTGGTTGAGGCCGGAAGGCTCATCAAAACACGACGGGGATACCAAGTGGTCGACCCGAACCTCTTCTGAAAGGGATAGACCATGCAATTCGATCTGCAAACTTCAATGAGTGCTCTGGTTTTCTTGGGAGCCCTCACGCCGTTCTTGACGGCGATTCTCACAAGATTCCGTGACCCGGATTGGTTCAAGGGCATCGTGTCGATATCTGGGGCCGCACTAGTGGGGCTGTTATCGACGATTGAGAACTCATCCAGCGTCACTGCGTCTGAGGTTCTTCAATCAGGTGGCGTTGCTTGGCTTGTCCATCTAGCCACTTATTTCGGCGTTTCATCGCAAATGGTTGCCCGCCTGTCTGAGGCGACCAAGAGGTTTGCTCCGATTGCTCTGAAATACAGCAGCTCGGAGGCATAAAGAGAGGAGGGCGCAAGGGTTGCCATTGGCTGTCGTTCCTGTAGGGTGTAGATACAACCTACGAATTGAGCGCAGCCAATGGATAACCACTCTCTAGAAGAAGTCACAGACGCAATCGTTGACAGGCTCTCGCCTTTGGGCCTGTACCTCGAAGGCAACCCTACTTTTCACGCCGCAGTCAACAAGGAGTTTGACGACAGCGAAGATGACGAAGGGGGAGACGAAGAAGACGAGTTGGACATGAACAGCTTGATCGACAAGCTGAAAGACGAGACGGCTCATGCCGTGATCCATATGACCTTCGCCACCAAGAAGCTTGCTTGGGAAGACAGCACCTTGCACCCCAAGTCTGCTATTGAGGATGTGACTGGTATTTCGAGCTTCCTGCCTTCGGAGAAGGAGATCATGCAGAAAGAAATCGACTCGTACGTCTGCAGGCAGGTGAAGAACTGTCAGATATGCTGGACTTGTTCTCGAACCAAGATGAAGAAGACTCAGAATGAAACTGAAGAAGATGCGCACGCCAGATTCCTCAAAGGAATGGCCCAATGGCATCAGATGCTCTCAATGTTCCCGTGTGGTCGTTCCTCAGGAGGCGGTTTTGGCGGGGCATGAGAGGACTCAGGGAAGCATTGTGTACCACAAGGGGTGCATTGTTGGCCTTGTGAAGAGGGAATGGCCTGAATCGCAGTATGATGAAATCAGACAAAACATTATTGATGCGCCAGAGCGTGTCTTGATGGGCAACTAGGAGAAACAAATGGAAGTAGAAGTGTCAAACATCGCACCGCCGAAGGTGCAAGAGCCGCCCAAGAAGGTCGTGGATATCACGATCGAGTTGTCTCATGGCAAATTTGTCATGGACAATGCCTTCGAGTTGCGGACGCACGCCGTGGAGGTGAGCAAGGCGTCTGAGGCCATTTGGGGAGACATGTCCAAGGAGCATCAGGAGGTGGTTACCCAGATCTTCAAGCGTTCTCTAGAGGTGATGCATCAGAAGGTCGACCGATACCTTCCTTACGTGATCACCGGCGCTCCGGGCGACATGATTGACATCTCTGTCAAGGTTCTCCTGTCGAAGATCGGTGAGCAGGTCGAGATCATCAAGCAGGCCAATGAGTTCGAGAGGGACACAGCCAAGCGGGAGATGATCGCAGCTATCACGGGCAACCTGATGAGTGAAGACGATGAAGACTTCTTGGATCACATGAGGGCTTCTTTGAAGCACGGAGTTCAGGTCCCTAACGAGGCTGTTCAGCGTCTGATGGATATGATCTCACAGGATAGCTGATGAGCGTCTCGGACATCATTTATCACGGGGGCTGCGCCGATGGGTTCACTTCGGCGTGGCTCCTGAACGAGGCGTATCCAGAAGCTGCACTTCATCCGGCCAGATATGGTCAGCCTGTGATCGTTGCCAAGGGAAGCACGGTAATCATGGCCGACTTCTCATTTAAGCGTCCCGACATTCTGGAACTCGCTTCATACAGCGAGAAGGTTATCATTCTTGATCATCACAAGACTGCAGCTGAGGATCTGGTGGATCTGCCAGACAATGTGGAAGCTGTCTTCGACATGGATCGTTCTGGCGCTAGGATCACATACGATTGGCTCGTAGGCAATGGCGTCATATTCGAGCCAGAAGTAGAGACTCTGGTCAACTATGTTCAAGACGTTGACCTTTGGGCCAAGGAACTCCCGATGACAGAAGAGGTCGGAACCGTGGTCCGTGCGACGGATTATTCGTTGCCTGCATGGGACGATCTAGCTGCAGCTATGAAAAATGTAGCATCGGTGGCTCAGGGTGGCAAGATGATTCTTGCCAACAACAACAAAGTGATGGAAACTCACGCCGAAACGGCCCGTGAAGTCACGATCGATGGGCATGTTGTTCTGGCGGTTTCTGTGCCCTACATGTTCGGTTCTCGCATGGCAGAGATGCTTTGCACCGAAGAGAATTCCAAGTACCCTTTCGGGGCCTACTACATTCATCATCCATGGGGAACCCAATGGGGGCTGCGCTCTCGTGGTGAGTTTGACGTGTCTGAGATCGCCAAGAAGTTTGGTGGCGGAGGACACAAGAATGCAGCTGGCTTTGAGATCAAAAGGCGACTGGGGTTTCGAGAAACAGGCTTAGTGTTTTTATGTCGTGCTCCGATATTCGGGCATGGCAAAATATCAATGGCAAAAGGTGCTCGGGGGAAGGCCACTAAGCTGCATTCCCTTTACGTGCGACAGAGGGCAGGGTTCGTCTGTCAGAACTGTGGTAACACCAGAGACGACAGTCAGATCCAGTGCGCTCACATAATCAGCAGGAACTATGGCGCTACTAGAACTGACGAGAACAACGCTTTCGCTCTTTGCGCCAAGTGCCATTGGCATTTCGGTAAGTGGCCAATGGAGTTCGCTAAGTTCGTGTACTCTCAGATAGGTGAAGATGAATACGAGCGCCTCGCTGAGAAAGCTCGTAATGGGAAAGGCAAGAAGCTTGACTGGACCAAAGAGCTTGAGAGACTCCAGAAGCTTGTCGAAGGACAGCGCACCAACGCTTGATAGAAGAGATACAATAGGCTCATGAACTATTACGTGATTGACCTTGATGGCCCCAACTATGCCTTCATCGAGAACTTGGCCCTAGTGGCTAGTGAGGTTTTAGGCCGTCCAGTTGAGGACTTTCCGCACACTCAGGATGAGTGGTCTGGGTTCATCAACATATGGGGCATCAAGGAACAAGACTTTGCTGTGCTCTATGCCATTGGCGTCAGAGACTATGGCCTTTTGTGGGAGGGTGAGCCACGCCCCGGCTCTGAAGAAGGCTGGTATAGCATCATGGCCGAGAAGGATTCGTACATCCATGTGGTAACAGCCAGAAACCCTTTCGGGGCGGTTGAGCATGCCCATGAGGCAACGAAGTTTTGGCTGGCTTATCACGGACTTCAGTATGACTGTCTGGATTTCACACACGAGAAGGTTGCTGCAGTTGAGAGGAACCTCAGCGAATTGGGCATACAGCCAGATAGAATCATCACTGTGGATGACAGGCCGGATCATTGCGCAGAGTTTGCCGACGCAGGATACGAGTCTCTTGTCTATAGCCTTGCGGCAAATGCTAGTTTTAGACCTGAGCTTAAGAGAGTGTCTTCGATGGTTGAAGTAGCCGCCCATGGGGCCGAAAACATAGTAGGCCAGCAGGCCCACGTCTACCAAGGATCTTAAGGAATCATGTCTATTCATCCACGCACAGATTGGAACTCTAGAGGTTTCTGGGGTTACGTGAGGTTCTCTGATCGCAAACGTAACAAGGTGGTTATCCACCACTCTGTGACCAACATTGCTGGCAAGACCCCGATCGAGCAGGTGAAAGAAGAAGAGGATATTCACTTTTCTCTCCGTAAGAGGAAGGGCTATGGTTCCATCGCCTACAATTTCGTTGTCTCTCGTGATGGTCAGAAATGGGCTGGTATGGATTGGCCTAGAGTCACCGTTGCCAACTGGTGGGGAGACGATACTATCGCCATCTGCGTTGCAGGTAACTACCAGCCGAATGTTCCGGGCGTAGAGACCCTAGAGCCCAATGCCGCTCAGTTGACCGGTGTGGCTGAGATCATCTACGAGGGTATGAAACTTGGATGGATCGAACCTGACGCTAAGGTGATGGGCCATAGGCAGGCTGGCAAGACTTCTTGTCCCGGCGATAATCTCTTCAACAGCATTGATTGGATCAACGTTGCTCTATACAAGATGATGGTCGAACAGGGAGCGCCAGATCCCAGCATTCAACCGCCATTTGAGATCGCTCCAGCTTTGCTCAAGCTGGGCAGCAGCGGTGCAGCTGTGAAGGATCTTCAGAACATCCTTAACACGTTTGTGAAGGCTGGGCTTGTGGTCGACGGAGACTTCGGCCCTGCGACTGATGCTGCTGTGCGTAAGTACCAGACTGCTTTGAAGATTACTGCTGATGGTGTGTGGGGACCCGCCTCTCAGAAGGCCCATGACACGTTTATGAAGTTCTTGGAGGGTCAGACACCTGTGACTTCTCCAACCCCTCCGCCTCCCGCCAAGGAGGTCACTGTGCCCAAGCCGGTAGAGGCTCCTGTTAAGCAGACCAAGGTTACTCAGCCAACTCCTTCTGCTCAGCCAGCCAAGAAGGCAGCCAAGAAAGCTGCTCCAGTGAAGAAGGCAACCAAAACCACGAAGACTCAGACTTCTACTGATGGCTGGTTCGCTAGGGTAATCAATTGGATTACTGACGTAGCCCGGTCCTTGTTTGGCAGGGCTCAGTAATCTTATTCTGCTTGGTTTAACATTTGACTAAAGTTTCGTGTATATTTTGTCGATACATGAAACACAATGGCAGAACAAACTGAAGAAATAGAAGTGACAGGCCCCGCTGGGGGGCGCTTCACTGTTATGACGAAGAATGAAGAGCACTCTTTTCAGGAGCTTGCTCGTAAATACACGACTCATAACTCGTTTGTGAACATATCTGATTTGCAGGATCTTGAGCGCATCATATACCTTGAGGTACTGTCTCTTAGATTTGCCAACTGGCTTAGCACAGAGACCGACTATAACGGTGAACTTATAGACCCTCGTCTCATAACGGCACAGATAAAGGACTTCTCTGGCGAGTTGCGCCAACTTAAGAAGTCTGTTGGTGTGGACAAGCCGTCACGTCAGCGTGAAGCCAGCGAATCAGTCAGCGACTTCATAGAGCAACTGAAGACGCGAGCCAAAGAGTTTGGAATCATGAGAGAGGAGCAGCTGACTACGGCTTTGACATTGTTCAACGAGTTGATTTCTCGCATCACGTTGATGGACAACTGCACTCAGAAAGAAAGAAACGAACAGAAGTGCAACCCTGACGACATCTTCGACTGGCTTCGCAATGAAGCTTTCCCTGAGTACGCAGAGATTGACAAGTATTTCATTGAACACCATCAGAGATTCTGGATCAAGGAGCAATGAGCGTGGCAGGGNANTTAGATTGGGACGAGACCGTCTCTAGGCTGTACAAGGAAATCCCGGCTGCACAGAATGTAGACTGGGAGGGCTTGTTCAAGGCTGACCCCGGCATCCTTGGGAATCTCATCAACGATGTTATCAAGGTTGCCATTTCCAAGAAAGGTAGGCCCGGTAAGAGATCTGCCAGCTCTGCCGCTGATGTAGCTGCTGATCTCAGGAAGCTGACTGATTCGGACTATGCATACACAGCTTTCTCAGAGGCTCTGAAGGCAGCTATGAACGGCAAGAGTTTGAGGCAGACAGCTTCTTTGGCTGATATGGACAAAATGACTCTCCATCGTCTGCTAAATGGTAGACCTCCAACCCCATTGCAGATGGAGACTCTGGCTAGCGTCCTAAAGAAAGACCCAAGCTATTTCGTTGAATACAGGGCTGCCTATGTATGTGGAGCCTTGTATGAGATGCTGTGTCTGGACCCTGATTCCTCTGTGATCTTCTACAAGAAGATAAAGAACAGGAAAATTCTAATGGCTGGCGTTCTTGAGGCGCTGACCGAGGAAGAAGCCTATCTTCTGGCAATCCTTACGGACATGTCTGGTCTCGATCAGGCAGAGTTCTTGTGGCATGCAGCGGACCATGAAAATGGGTGCTTCAGAGCTTGGCCTTTCCAGCGTTTGTGGTGGAGAAACAAAGAGGTTCTGCAGATAGATCAGTGTAGTAGATCTGCCGGTAAGTCTCTTTCGATACAAGTGAAGGCTTGTGCCTTTCCTATTTTGCATCCAGACCACGAGATGGTTGTTACTGCCCCTGAAGGCAATCATCTGCAGGCTGTAACCGACCTTGTGGAGACCAGACTCAGGTCAAATAGGTTTTATTCAGAGCTTCTTTTGAATACTGCGAATCAGGGCATTACGCACAGACCTTTCTTGGCCAAGTTTCGCAATGGATCTCGTATCATGGGTCGAATCCCCCAGCGTGACGGCAGAGGCATGAAGGGTGTCCACCCTCTCTGGCTTGAAATGGACGAGGCTCAGGATTATCCTTCTGCGGGCTGGACAGAGGTCATCGAAACTCTAAAGCAAGGGCATGACGACGCTCGCTGGCGGTGGTCATGGCGTTACGAAGGGCATTCGAGATGAGTTTTGGAAATTCACTCAGCCCGGATCAGACTGGTATGTCCATAGGTATGCAGCTATGTGGCGTCCCACGTGGACAGACAGGGAGCGCCAAGAGAAGATCAAGATGTACGGCTCTGATAATCATCCAGATTACAGAAGGAACGTACTCGGTAAGCACGGTGATGTTGCCAATCCTCTGTTTGTCTTGACCAGACTCATGCGCTGCGTTGACCTTGATCCTGCCTCTGACTACAACGATTTGTATGTTCGCTTGGACATCAACGCAGAGATGGTCGAGGATCGTGGAGGCGACATACTAAGCGCCTTGGACGTGCCCATGACCCACAAGAAATTCAAGACCGTTTGGGCTGGAATGGATGTGGGTTTTACTTCCCACCCATCCGAGATACTCGTATTTGAGGAAGATGGCAGAAATAAGGCCGGGGATTCTGTGATGAGGCTTCTGTCTAGGTTCCATCTTGAAAGAATCAAGAACCCAGATCAGGTCAAGATTGTGTTGTGGATTCTGGATTTCTATGGAGCGAATGCCCTGTCTCTAGACAAGACAGGTGTCGGACTGCCCCTGTTTCAGGACATCCAGCATTATGCAGAAGAGAATGGCATGAACTCTGAGAAGATTCTCGATCGCATCAAGGGCTACAACTTCTCCAGCAAGATTCTCGTTGACTTCGATCAGTCAATACATGTGGAGGAGTTTGAAGGAGATCCCGTTGAGGACACTGCAATAAAGAGGAATGTTTTGGAGTATGGGAGTGATGTGCTTAGGGACTATGTGGACAACAGAAGGCTGATGCTTCCAGATGACAGGGACCTTCTGGCTGAGTTTCAGGGGCAGACTTGGACAAATGACAAGAGCGGTATGGATCAGTATGGCCGCAAGAGGTTCTCCACCGGTAAGTTCCACGCTCTTGATGCTGCAAGAATGGCGGTTCTGGGTCATAAGCAGTATGGCATTGAAGCTTTCATGCGTGAACATGCGAAGGTGAAGCCCGCAGAAGAGATATTCGACGTGTTCTATCCGGGTTAATTTGAGTTAACAGAGGCTTAGGACGATCTTATTAGGAGATAGAGAAAGATGCAGCTTAAATTGGAGTCGAATAGAGAGGTGAGTATCAACCTAGAGGCCCTCAGGGCGGAGATGGACAGATACTTTGATTTGATGGAGAGTTTCCAGACTGGAGATCCTCGTGAGAATCTGATGCACCTGTCCGCCTTCACCGCTCGCATGAGCCACGTCAGAACGCACATAATCAGGAATGGCACAGAGAAGTCAACAGCCAATTTCAGGACCAAAGAGCTTGATCCTTTCATTTCTGAGTGCGATCGTCAATTCAAGATTTGGTCAAGACTCGTTACCGTAGCCCAGATGGACTGGGAAATTTCTAAAGGTGGATACTAAATGACAGACATTATCTCGACAGGAACCGGGACTGACGCAGAATGGATGATGGCCGATGAGAACGGCGTCCAGTTCTACGTTGAACCTGACGTGGGGGTGGGAGCGGATGATATCGCTTCTGCGATGAGGGCTCATCCAGAGCTTCGTGCCGTATCTAGTTGGGTGCAGTCCATAAACCCAAGTCTGGCCTCATCAGGGCGTACCAGTAGGGCTCAGCAGGGTGGCATTATTGAGCGTGATAGATATCTCAGCCCCGCTGGCGTGTTCGACCAGTTTAAAGTGGCTCGTGATGCCTCCATGAACGACGATGCTGTTTCGAATGTGCTGGAAACGACTGAGGCTCTGGTTTTCAATACGATTCGTGTGGATTGTGCAGACAGAGACGAAGAGGACATCTGGAACCAGATCATTGAAGACATGAGGCTAGAGGAACACCTGCATGAGATGTGGCACGACATGTTCATCTATAGCCAATTCAATGTGGCACTTCGCTGGGGTGCGAAGGAATACACAGTCGAAGGCAAGGGTGAGCTACCGTGCCCGTCGCAAGAAGTACCCAGTTCAGACAATTACCGAGCTTTCTATTCTTGATCAGATGAAAGTCGTACCGGTCGGTAACTTCTTGTTNGGCGGTGAGAGACTTGCTTGGGTTGCCAACAGGTCAGAGGCCGACAACATCGATAATGTTCTGGCTGGCAAGAACACCACCGATCAGGTGGTAACCAACTTGTTGACTGGCCGTCTTGAACAGGGAAGACAGGACAAGGTTCGTTTGGCTGAGCTTCTTGGGTCTGGTAACTTTGACAACCTGTTCTTCATGAACGATGCCATGGTGTTTCGTCATACTGCGACTAAGCCTGATTATGAGAAGTTCGCCCCTGTTCGTATGGCTTCTATTTTCGAGCTTCTCGATCTGAAGCATCAGCTTCGTCAGATGGATCGTGTCCATTTGCTGGCAAGCACCAATTTCATTGTCCTTATCAAGAAGGGCTCAGATCAAAATCCTGCAACTGCTGGTGAGATTGCGAACCTGAATGCGAACGTCAAGACCGTGGCCCGCACGCCTCTGATTGTTGGTGACCACCGCTTGTCTGTGGAGATCATCACTCCGAAGACGGACACAACTCTTGAACCGGCTCGTTACAACAACCTTGATTCCAGAATAGCGGCACGTCTGTATCAGATGTTCCATATTGGTGGATTCACCGCAGGCTCAAACGGCGACGATTCTGTGAAGCTGGTCAGGGTTGTGGCCCGCGGTTTGGAAGCCCGCCGTCGTTCGATCAGGCTGGCAGTGGAGCGAAACATCCTGCGGCCTATCTGGCGTTCCAACCCCAACCTCAAGTCCAAGCCAAAGCTTCAGTTCACGCCACGCCACGTGGCTCTGGACTTCGACCCGAACTTCATCCAGCTGATGACAGACATGTATACGGATGGTTCTTTGTCTCGTGAGACGATGCTTGGTTTGGTCGATCACGATCAAGAAACTGAAGCTCAGCGTCGTGAGAATGAGAAGGAGGCTGGGTTCGATGAGATCTTTACGCCTCGTGTACGTAACTCTTATCCGATAGGGACTCAGGATGGTGGCAACAAGAATGGCGGCGGTCAGAACCAGCAGTCAAAAGTAGCTAATCCGATCCCTAGAAGGCCAGCTTCTGACGTGCCTGAGTCGCAGAAAAGGAAGCCAAGTAAGAAAGAGAATCAGAACTGAAGTCTAAGAGTGTAGGCGAAGTGTCGAAAACAATCGTATGAATCTTTCGCCTGCACTTTCTACCGCCAGCGCGCAGACGTTGATCGGACCGGCTGACGTTCTTGACGCAGAGCAGGCTGTAGCTGACCAACATTGGGCTGCGGCCATGGTCAATAGCAATCCTGCCTTCCGGTGGATTGTCGCTAAATACGTTGAAGGCAATAAGCCCAACAAGAACAACCATCTTTGGGCTGCTGAAGATCTGGCAGCATCGGTTGACACAGTTCAGTATGCCCCCATGAACATGCTCCATGAGCAGAACCACATTGTGGGGTCTTTCACGGGCTCTAAGTTCATGAAGGCCGAACCTCATGGATCTCTAGACCCTTCTACTGCTCAACAGCAGGCTGACCAGAATCCCTACATAGAGGTCGTTGGTCCTTTCTGGCGCTATTACTTCCCAAATGAACTAGCCACGGTAGAGAAGGCGTTTGCTGAAGGCAGCCTCTTCATCTCTATGGAATGCGTGGCTGAAACTGCTAGATGGCACAACCAGAACGGGGAGACCAAAGACTTCCAGTACATGGGTCCTTCCGACGCTTCTTATGGCGAGTGGCAGAAGCAAGGGAACATCCTCCAGTTTGTCAAGCCGCACTTTGTGGGCGGCGGGCTCATAGTTCCTCCGAAGAAGCCCGGATGGGGTGGAGCAGAGGTCAAGCAGATAGCTGAACTGGTAGAGGAGTACCAGCAGGAATCTGAAGACGTGTATGAAGCCATAGCTGCAGCAGCACCACATCTTGACCCCAAGGTGTGGGAAGAATTGATGTTCGTAACCATGAAGAGTTACAAGAACTCAGGGATCGTCTAAGTCAGCCGTATTGCGTTGCAAGACATAAATTGCAATTAATTCGCAGTAAGTAGTTTATTCTCTCGTGGCTCTTGTCGTTATACAGAGCATGAGTAACAATGAAGTTATTGATGCAAAGCAGATCCATGATTTGCTTCTAGTCAGTAAGCCGTCTGAAGCAGAACACAATGCTTCGCTTTGTCCATATTGTGACGAGTCGCAGGACGGCAGCGACTCCCACGTACATGATGGCACCTTAGGAGGTGACGTGAGCACATATACACAGGACGACATCGACAATGCAGTCGCTGCTGCAACTGCTGAGATTCGAGCGGAGCTTGAGACTTTGAAGCAAGAGCAAGGCATCGCGGAAGTCGAGGCTCGTCTTTCCGACATGACCGAAGCCCACGAGGCAAAGGTCGCTGAGCTTCAAGCCCAGATCGACACCGCTGAGGCTAACGCTGAAGCAGTGAAGACTGAGCGTGACGAGCTTGTTTCGTACCTCGATGAGGTTAAGACACAGGCCGAAGCTGAGCAGGCACTCGCTGCTAGACGCGAAGAGGTCAAAGAGGCTGTTGCTTCTCTCTTCTCCGAAGAGCACATCGAGGCCAATCTTGATCGCTGGGCTGCTCTCGAAGCAGAAGCGTTCGAATCAGCTCTCGCTGACTGGACCGCATCGGCAGCCAAGGCTGTCAAGGCGGCAGGCGAAGAGACCGGCGCTACCGAGAAGACTGCTGCTGCCGCAACGGCAATGACGCAGAATTCAGATGGTGGCGGACGATCGGTGGCCGACATCCGTCGCTCACTACACAGCCGTGGCAACGTAGTTCGTGACGTTGGTGCGTCTTACGCAGGAGGTATCCAATGAGTTACGGACGCAATTTCGAGGTGACAGTACCACCTCATGGGCAAGACCGCAGAGGTCGCTTCTACAATGACGGGCCTGCGATTCCAATCGGAGCCCCCGTCCTATATGCCCTCACAGGAACCGCTGGTGCAGCGAACGCTCTGGGTCTTGAACCTGTAGTACTCGCAGCTGGCGCCCTTGTGGCTCCTACTGAGCTTTCGGGCCTCGCCGTCTACGAGTATGGCCCCAACGGCTATGCCGGTACGGACCCTGTTCTGACAACCTACTCCGATCAGGATGTGGTACCAGCAGGAGCAGCGGTTCAGGTCGTGAGAGGCTCCTACGTGAAGGTCCGCTACACCAACACTGTGGCAAGCACCTTCCTCAACAGCACTGCCTACGCAGGTCGTACCATGATCCCCACAGCGGGGCTTCTTGTAGGCGACTTCCTTGGTCTTGCTGCAGTACCAAATGACACCAACGGCTACTTCGCTGAAACAGCGATCCCCGGAGATGCGTGGCTTGTGGTCACAGCAGTCGACGTGGCTCGTGATCAGGTCGAAGCGCAGATGACCTTCTAAGGAGATTGACAATGACTACACTAACCTCAGAAGAGCGCACACAGCTTCGTTCTGACATCGACAAGGTGAACGCCGATGCGAAGGCCAACTGGGACAACCCAGAATGGCACCGCACTATGGCTCAGGAGATGTCTGAAACCATCCGTATGGGCTTCGACCATGAATCGCTCCTGTCTCTTATGACACAGGTCGAGCATGCTTCTTTCGACGGTCGTGTGACCATCAAGGAAGTTCGTGGATTGAAGGCCCACTGGGTCGCTCGTGGCGGCTACATCGAAGCCAGCACCTTGCGTGCGCAGGTGATGGAGCTTCCCCGTGACACCATCGGTTTCCACGTTTCGGAGTCCGAAGACAAGTTGGTGACCAACTTTGCGGAAACGCAGAGCACGCTCATCGACCTTGGTACCCAGCGCCTTGACGCACAGGTTAACGCCCGTGTCCTTGGTCTGTTCCAAGCCGCTATTCCCAACGGACATGCCTCGTATGTCACAAATGCTGGCCTCACGCTGGCGATTCTGAACGCCGCACTTCGCGATGTTCGTGACGAGTCGAAGACTCAGGAAGTTGCCATCATTGGTCGTTCGACCATGACTGAGCAGATCCAAGACCTTCTGCTCGGGGCTGGCCTCAACGGTGCTGGGTTCATCCCAAGCACCAACGAGGACATGGTTCGTCGTGGAGTGCTCGGAACCTACCGTGGCGCTCCTATCATCACACTAGTCAACCACAAGGACGACAACGATGTTTCGTTCTTCCCCAACAACGAACTTTATGTCATCGGTCGCGATGCCTCGAAGGTCGCTTTCTGGGGTGGCATGATGGTGAAGGAATACACCGAGCAGAATGCTTGGTACTGGCACTACATCGCACGCCGAGACTTCGGTGGTGTTGTGACCCGTCCAGAGCGTGCTCGTCGTATCGTCGACTCCAGCATCTAGTAAGCAATCCGCCCCCACTGGCTGGGTAAACCAGCTGGTATTCATGAGCCGACCTCTTCGGGGGTCGGCTTTTGAACGTCTATCGATAAGATAAGGCCAAAGGATTGCAACATCATGGACTATGAACTCTTAGAAGAACTTTACGTGGGGCAGAGGATGAAGGCTTCTGAGGTTGCGTCTAGCATGGGGTGCCACGTTTCCACTGTGGAGAGGAATCTCAGGAAGATGGGGTGGACTAGGGGTGCTTCTGAGAGAAAGATCCCTACAGCTGCTTCCGAAATGCTTTCTTCCAAAGACAGGCTGCTGGATCTGTATGTCACAAGAAGGTTACCGGCTGGCGAGATCGCTTCTGAGTTTGGGGTCTCCTATCAGACCGTTAGGAGGGCCTTGCAGCGGTTTGGCATAGCTTTGAGGGATGCCGGTGATTCTAAATTGCCTGAGGGTGCTCTGGATGTTTTGGAGGATCGTGAAGAGATGGAAGCTATGTATCTTGATGTCGGAATTATGGGGGCTTCTCATCGTCTGGGCGTCAACCGTCAGACCATCTCCAACTATCTGGCCAAGCATGGAATAGCTGTAGAGAAGGGGTCGGAGGGCGAGCGTCTGATAGCTGATCATCTTGCAGAGAAGTTTGTAGTGGAGAGGAATACCAGAAGCATTATCCCGCCGTTGGAGTTGGACATTTTCATACCTGAGAAGATGTTTGCCGTAGAATTCAATGGCCTGTATTGGCACTCTGAGGCTCAGGTCGGTAGGGAATATCATAAGACGAAGTATGACAGATGCAGGGATGGGGGCATACGGCTGGTGCAAATTTGGGAGGATGACTGGGCGAACAATCCTTCGCTCATACTTAGGATGCTTGACCACAAGCTGGGCGTGTCTGATTCCGAGAGAATTCATGCCAGACAATGTTCTGTGGTCGAGGTAGCCCATGCCGCAGCTAGTAGGTTCTATGGTCAGTATCACATACAGGGAGCGACTTCTGCCTCTGTTCATGTTGGGTTGGAGTCCAAGGACGGCCAGTTGGTTGCTCTGTGCAGTTTCCTGAATACCTCTGGTGCTGACTATGATCTTGTCAGGTTTGCTACGTCTTGCACCATCCCCGGAGCGTTGTCGAAGATCTTGAAGTGGTTTAGGGAGAATCTAGAGTGGACATCCATCAAGACGTTCGCTGATCTGGCTCTGTCTGACGGTGATATCTACATGAAGATTGGGTTCAAGCTTGACAAGACCATCCCTCCAGATTATAGGTATGTCGTTGGCGGCGTAAGGCAGCACAAGTTTCTGTACCGAAAGTCAAGGTTCGAGTCAGATGACTCTCTGTTTTACGACGCTTCTATGACTGAAGCTGAGTTGGCTAAGAGCAATGGTCTGGCCAGAATATATGATGTTGGCAAGTTGCGTTTTCTGATGAGAAACGAGAATTGCCTTTGAATAGACGCAATTGTGCGCCGAATGTCTATATACTGAGGAAACTCTACAAGTAGAAGGAAACCATGGCTAACATTCAGGTCAATTTGGAGAAGTGGGAAAGCACGATTCAGGGCATCATCGGGGTCAACAAGTTTGATCCATCTGGTCCTCCCGGTTCTACCACTCAGGAGATCGTCCGTGCAGGGAGACAGTTCATCATCACTCCTGAAGAGCGCAACCTGCTGAATTCTGACAAGACCATCGATCCCAAGAATGATCCGTTCAAGAACGGCATGCTTCGTCCGGTGATCGTTGCTGACGTTGCTGCTGAGCAGGAGGCTGCTGCTGCCGAGATTGCTGAGCAGGCGTCTCGTGCTTCGGCTCCGAACCCCAATCACATGTCTGACAGTCAACTCAGAGACTTGTTCGGGATTCGTAATCACATGCAGTTCCGTAAGGCTGTTGATGGCATTAATTCGGTTCAGACCCTTGAGCGCCTTTCGGTTATTGCTGGGAGCGTTGATAACGCCACGATGTCTCAGAACAACGTTGTTGTTGCAGCGCTTGAGGCGGCTCGGGATGCCGAGGGTGGCATTGAGGTTGTTGAGGTTGAGCAAGCTCGTCGCATCGGGTCTGCCGAGGAAGAGGACCCTTCTGGGGTGCATCCTCTGAAGATCTGATACGAAAGTATCTGGGAACCTGAATTAGCTTGGCCAAGCAGCCGATCTATGGCGTAGGCATAACCTCGTCAGGAAGACTGCATGTCAATCGATTTAGCTGATCTTGTAGACAATCTAAAGCGCGAGGTCAACCCTCCGGGAGTTGTCGTATTCGCTGATGCCACGGACGCCGACTATGAAGGATACGTTACCGATTCCTTCTGGGAGATGACGCTCCGTGGGTACATCAGCGGGTACACAGCAGTCGATACTGTTGTTTCCCCTGATTCTGGGACAACTGATCTGAGTCGCTCCATGCAGCAGTTGATAGTCATCAACGCCGCAATGGTGATACTGCGCATCCACTTGGTCAACATTGACACTTCGTTCCGGGCAGTAGCCGGTTCGGTAGAATATGAGACTCAGAAGTCTGCCAACTCCATCAGGAGTGCTCTTACATCTCTTGAGACACGGTACAATAGCATCATAGACGGCCTTCCTTCTGACAATGAGGGACATCCGACCTACTATTCTGATGCTTTCTACCTTCGTGACTACTATGGCGACCCCTATTTCGCGGGGTACTAAGCCATGCAGACAGGCGATAGTAGACAGTCTGGTTTCAGTGCAGCGACGGTTCGCAGCGGTCTAAAGTTTGCGATGCAAATGGGGCTGGCCCGGTACTGTTAGCGAGCGTGTCACTTTCTTCTGGGATTCCACGAAGGTGTATACGAACCCTGATGTGAATTCAAACCCTTGGGATTGGACGACAGCCCCTAATACAACCACATCTGCGGCAGATGTTCCAGCGTCTTTGACTGTTCCTGTGTCGATTGAGTTCCTTGGGCAAACGGGAGGCGCTGGCGGCGGTACCAATGTTGGCAACTTCAATGTCCCTCGCATAAAGCTGACGATCCTCGATGAGGAATATGCGACGTTGACTGATGCGAACCTTGGTTTGCCAAACGGATTCACTGTAGATGGAAGCACATATGACATAGAGTATTGGGCTCCTCCTGTGGGGCTGTTTGATCTCAGTGTGTATTCCTGCTTTGCAGTAGCTAGAGATGAGGCTTAGAGATGACTCTACTTGTGGGTGGTTTGCGAGTAAGGCTGGCCTTTTCGTCGCTTTACAACATGCTCAACACTTCTCTGACTAGCCTTGGATGGTTTGATGCAGGTCGAGAGCATCTGCCGATCACGTTTCTTGGCGAGCCGGTTGATGATGAGAACGAGGTTCCTATCAATACCTTGGTTTTGACTGGGGAGAGCGTGTTCACATCAGATATTGAGTTGGGTTCTGCCAGATCTGAGTTCAGCAGGCAGTTCTATCTTGATTTCTATGCTGAGAGCCATGCTTTGGGTGAGCATCTCGCATTTGACCTCAGAGACATCCTAGAGGGCCGTATGGCGTCCATAGGCAGAACTGGGCCTGTAGTATCCCTATATGACTACACGATCACTCCTACGCCTCCTGTGTTCTCTGTGGCTGAAATAGAGTCAGTGTTTGTGGACAGGGCGCTTCCGGGCGGCGCTGCTTCTTGGAAGAAGAATTGGTGGTCTTTGAGTTTTAGGGTTGTGGATTATTACACAGATGAATCAGGGTAAGTGAACGGAGTTAGAAAATGGATGAAGGATTGAGAGTGCTTCTTGGTCGTCGCAAAAACAGGGTTCTTGCGATCATGTTGGCCGAGAAAGATGATCTGGCCGAGAATGGATATCTGCCCGAATATGAGGCAGAGCATTTGCGTAAGGTGATTCTTGATCAGGTCAATGATTTCCACGATTTCTGTGTGGATCTTCTTGGCACGACCGGGAGCATGCAGACCAATCAGTACGCTTTGGACAGACTAAACGAGATATATGAGATCGTTTCTGCCGATTAACTAAGTATCGGCCCTACGTAACGAACTCGGACAATTCGCCAGCCCCGACCCGCTAACGTCTAGAAGGGCGTCNCTTCGGGCTGAGCAGGCTGCGCAGGCGGAGAAGCTGATAGCCGNACAGGCTCAGGGCGGCATGGTTTCGGCTTCTCAGGTCTATATCAGGGAGATGGTTGAGAGCGTAGCCACTCAGGCGAGCGAGGGCGTCAGGGCAGAGATCGAGTTATTCGCAAAGTCTTTGGCCAACAAGACTAGGCGTGGACGTGATTCTCGTGTGAGAAGGATACATGAGATTGCTGGTAAGGAAGCCCAGCAGGCTACTTTGCGGTCTTTCAGACGAAAGCATCCTCGTAAGGGGTACAGTAGGTCTAAATCTCGTATGGCCAATGGTGCGATGATTAGGGCCATAGCTTCTCCGGCATTCTATACTGCTCGTTACGATGGTGTGAGTTTTGCCAACAGGGCCGTTCTTGATCAGACTGCCAAGCAGTGGTACAGACTGAACTTCGGTGCCGGTGCAGTTGGTGTGACAGATACCACGCCCCCTCAGCCGTATAGTCTCAAATTCTTTGATTCTATCGCTGGGGTGCTTACTCTGAAGGAGTACAAGCCTTCTGACCCATTCGGAATGCCAAAGGGTATCTGGATCGAGAAAGGCGTGGGGCCGGGTGGGCCTGCCTTCCCCTCAAGTACAGGGCGCTCTGATCGCAAGCTGGGCCGCGAGATAACCGGCACTGGCAATCCGGGTTTGCATGGTCCCCAAAAAGCCCCCTTCACTAACAACGAGTTCCTCGCACTTGGTCCCAACGCCTCCGTTATAGAGACTCTCAAGGAGAGAAAGGGAACGAGGGCTAATTTCCAGGAAAAGATTAGAACAAAGGGCATTGTGGGCTCTAACTATTTGGATGCTGGTGTTCAGTCTCTTGCAAAGAATATAGGCTCCGGTTGGACTGTTCTCATGAAAGAGTGGTTCCAAGAGGCTGCCCACAGTGGCACCGGCCCGGTTGCCCTAGCTGCCGGTGATGCCAACATCAATGGAGCTGATATTGCGAGGATGAATGACAATCTTGTTGAGCGTACTCGTTCGATGAAGGTGGCTTTGGCTCAATTCGAATCTGTATTGCGTTAATTGTGGGCTCACTGTGCCGATAGTAAGTGTGTGGTCGTAATGACCCAAACCACCCTCTACTAAACTATTTGTTGGGCGTTAACTTGACGCTCCGAAGGAGTAAACAGTGAGTATCAAGGCTGGACAAATAATCCACGACTCTGGCGGCTATGTAATCAACCGTATTCAGTCGGCTGGTCCCGGCAGTGTTAACGTCCCAGAAGAGAAGGTTGAAGAGGTCGGCAACTACCTTTCGGTAGGCACCGTCCGAGACATTCTCNGACTCTNNCGTTCGACGTTGAAGCAATGAACGTGTCTTCCGAGATGGAGGCCCTGCTTACCGGCGTGGCTCCCGGCGCTCTTGCAACCAACGCTGCTGTAGACCTGTCGAACATCGTCCCCATCGACATCGTTTCCCCGTTCAAGAGCGCAACCAACGCTTTTGACATCACCCGAGGCATCGTTCTTTCTGAGTTGATGCTTGAGCGAGCTTCCTATCGCTTCGGTCTGCGTCAGAACTCCACCCAGCAATTCACGCTTCGTGGAGATTCGATCCATTACGTGCCGGGCGTTCCAGAGATGGAAGTCATCACGAATACTGGCCTTGCTGGCCCGTTTGCTTTCACCAACGGGCCTGCCATCGCCTACACTGATTCCGGCGATACCTACTACGCATACAACGTGCGTATGGTTCTGTCTACCACAGGAGCTTCGAAGCGTTTGAAGCTTGGCGATGACTACACCAATGACGCCAGCGGCATCACTTTGGTGAACACATTCACGGCCCTCGAATACGACGAGATCCATGTCACCTACGGGAGCAACACAGCCACCAACTACCTCCAGACGGTTCATACCACTGGCGATGCGCAGCCGATCGCAATTCGCGGCCGTAACATCGACGTGTATGTTGAGACAGCACCCGCATCCGGCACTCTGGCTCGTTGGGGCGGAGTCCAGTCGTTTGAGGCCAACTGGTCGGTTACTCTTGACGCTGACGAAGAGTTCGGTAACTCTCAGGCAGTTTCGAGGGACTTCTTGACCCCTGATGTGGCTGGCAACGTTGTTGTCCGTGGAGAAACACCAGCGGATCTGTGGACGAAGATCGAACAGATTGCTAACACTCCAGCTTCGGAAACAACCGGCCCTCTATCGGCTTCTGGACTGCAGGTGGAGATCAGGTTGACAGACCCAGTGACAGGCAGTGTCGTAAAGACTTTCTACGTGCCTGACGCAAAGTTCACTGTGCCTGCCGTTTCCTCTCGTGTGCAGACGAAGCTTGACACTACGTTCAGCTTCACCTCGATCAGCGGTGCGATGTCAGTCTACAACGGCATCAAGGTCTGATAAATAGGTATTGAATAAGCCCAAACATGGGGTTTGGGTTAGGGTTTGTGGTATCATTGGGGGCGAAAGCCCCCAAGGTACCGGATGGAATAGGAACATAACATGGCTTTGAGCAGACAAGATCTAGAAGACCTGTATCACACAGGCGGTGAGTATGATGTGTCTCCTAACGGCGACGGGTCTGCCATGGTGTATGTCAGGAAGATGGGTCCCACCCAGCAGGGTGTGGCTGTGCGTGAAGCCAATGCTGAACGCATCAAGGTGAGTCTCGCAATGAAGGACGAAACTCATCCTTTGCGTTTGGCTATAATGGAGGATCTGGGGAAGCTAACTCGTGAGCAGAAGGTGGAACAGCTTGCAATGACCGCCGTCGCTGAAGAGCGTTCGAAGGCCGAGCAAGAGCTATCGGAGGAAGAGGGATGGCTTGAAGATGGTAGGCTTCAGTCACTCGTGGATGCATGGGAAGGTGGCCTCATGGAGGATTACCTTTCTGGAGAAGACACTCGTTCTGATGAGTCGGTTCGTGTCTTTGAGGAGATGAAACAGTTTACTGATGCTGTTGACACTAGGATTCAGACCGCTCTTGATGCTGAGCGCAGGCGATATGAGGAGTTAAGCGATTCTCGTATCGACAAGAAAATGATAGAGGCTCAGATTGATTATGATGCTTCCATGGGGTGGATGAGAGTCTATCGCATGTACCAGATTATGTATGGGGTGCATGACAGCGAAGAGCGTAAGCGCATATTCAACAGCATCGAAGAGGTGGAGTCTGTTTCTACCGAGTTGTTCGCCAAGCTTGTGGAAGCAGTGTTGGATCTCAACATTCCAACAATAGAGGTAAAATCCTAGCGGGCGGTTCAACGTTTCTTGGCATGGTCAGGATCGCCCGAGGTGACATTACCACGCTGCTTCCCGATGGGGTCACTTTGAGAGAGGCACCGGCCGATCTGGTGTTGGCCATTCAGCATGCTTCTTCGATTCTGAACTGGAATGAGAATCTCCCCGAGAAAGAGGTGCCACCTCGCTATTTGTG